GCAAACATTTTATCACCTCAGAGCCTAGATTAAAAAAAGATTTTTTAAAAATAATTTGGAATAAAAACAAATAAAACACATATTTATAACATATAATTAAACACAAATGGGATATTTAAATAATCAAGTAGTAACAGTTGATGCTATTCTTACAAAAAAAGGTAGACAACTTTTAGCTCAAAATGACGGTTCTTTTAGAATTACACAATTTGCACTTGCAGATGATGAAATAGATTATACACTTTATAATCCAAACAATAATTCGGGTTCTGCATTTTATGGAGAAGCAATAGATAACATGCCTTTATTAGAAGCTTTTGCTGATGATTCTCAAATAATGAAATATAAATTAGCTACATTACCAAGAGGTACAGCAGTTTTACCTGTATTAGATTTAGGGTTTGCAGCTATAACATTAAAACAAGGAGCATCTTTATCTTTAACTCCTCAAACATTAAATTATTTAGGTAATACATCAGCTTTTGAAACTTCAGGTTATACTGCAACAATAGCAGATGTTAGAACAATGGCTACTTTTAATGGAGTTGGAATTCAATCGGATGCAGCTCAAACTCAAAATGCTACTTCAACAACAACATTAGGTACAAATGTATCTTCTACAGTAATAGGATCTCAAATTAATCTAAGAGCAACTACTGTAAATACTCTATTTGGAACTAATACATCATTAAGTACAACTTTAACAGTAGTAGGTTTAGATAGTGGAGCTAGATTAACAATACCTGTAACAATTACTAAAACAACTTAAAAATGGGATATAAAAGATTAGACGCTGAAGATTTTGTAGTTAGTGCTGATGCAGTACAAGCTACGGCATGGTCTACAGGAGCACCAACATTAACATCATTTTTTACATCATCAGTTCAGGCAGCAGGTACCTCAGGAAATTATTATTTAAGTGTATATCAAGTAGCAACTACGGATTCTGCAACTGCAGTTCAATTTGATATAGCATATGGAAATAGATATGGTAGTGGTAGTGAATATTTTAATACCACTTACCCAAATAGGACCCCAGCTTCTTCAATATATGGTCAGTATAGATCATTAATATTAGAAGATGAAAATTCTAATTTTCAATATGGTACTAGTACTAATGTTTATACTGCTGATGATTTTTGGGCATTATCAATAGATAGAGCTAGATACAAAGAAAAAATATACCCACAAACATTTAACTTAACTTTATCAGGTACAGGAGGATCGTTACACTTAACTAGTAATGTAAATGACACCCAAGTACAAACTTTTTTAGGTTCTTCTAGAGTATTACAAATAGTATCTGGATCAAATGGTAGTGCTGTATCTGGGGGAGGAGAAGTAACAAATTCGGGTTCTTATGGTTTATTATTTCCCGAATTAGGAACTATCTTATTAAATCCCGCGGCTATTTCCCAATCTATACAAGTAGATGCTAACACATCAGCTAATTTAACAAATGGTACTAACCAGGCTACTTTATTTGATGCTATAAATTTAGGATCATCTTTTACATTAAATTCAGAGGAAACGATTACTTCAGATTTTGTATTTATTAGAGCAAGGAATTCGGAATTTAATTATTCAACAAACCCCTCATTTATATCTGGTTCAACTGGGGAAGTAATATTTAACCAGTTTATAAATAATCCTCAGGTATATACAACAACCGTAGGAATGTATAATGATGCAAATGAATTATTAGCAGTAGCTAAATTATCAAGACCATTACTTAAAGACTTTACTAAAGAAAGTTTAATAAGAGTTAAATTAGATTTTTAGGATGAATGAGTGTTTACAAGTCATTAACAACATCGGATGTTATAGTAACTCCATTTAAAGTAAACAAAAGTTTTTCTTTTCAAGGTGCAAGTGCAATTACTGCCTCTAATGTAGGTATAGATAGATTTCGAGGTAAAAATATTACTTATGTTTCTGGATCAAATACAACAGGTCAAATCAAAAACCAATCCCAGGCACTAGTATATGATTCTATAAAACAATTATATTATTCTAATTATTTAAGAAGTGATAATGGTTCCCCAGCTTTTACTTCTTCTATAGGTATAGATGGTGTAAGGATAGGACAAGGAGGAATAGAACAACCCTCATATGAAAATTATTTACCTAATACTTTATTAGCAAACAGAGTATTTCCTACTAGTTCTAATGATGTTATAGGTGTAATGTCTATACCTTCAAATTTATTTGGAGAATATATAAAACCAGGAACTTTTTCATATGCTAACACAATAGCTACTTATACTGATGATGGTGAAGGGGGATTAATTAGTGGAAGTACTAAAGTAGGAGATATAATATATAAACATGGTATGGCTATAATGACTGCAAATAACCTCACACATACTAATAGATTTGTTCTTGATTCTAATATTACATGTTCTTTTCAAAGTACAATGACAATATATGAATCACAATATAAATGTACTTTTAGTCCAAATGAATATACTTATACTCAAAACCCCTCAGCTATTATAGGTAGTTCAAATAGTGGAGTAGTTTATGATTTTTTAACTGGTTCGTATTTTCAACCCTATATTACAACAGTAGGATTATATAATAATGCAAACCAACTAGTAGCAGTAGGTAAATTATCTCAACCTTTGCAAAGTTCAAATGTAACAGATACTACTATATTAGTAAATTTAGATCTCTAGTATTAACTAAAATAAACATATGAAATGGATAGGTCTTCAAGGAGAACCAATTGATACCATTACAGATTTCCCAGATAACACATACGGATTCGTTTATAGAATAGTACATAAACCTACAGGTAAATCCTATATAGGTAAAAAAGTATTATACCATAATAGAAAAGTTAAATTAACTAAAAAAGATTTAGCAATGTATGAGGGAGTAGTAGGTAGGAAACCATCTTACAAACTAACAATAAAAGAATCTGATTGGTTAACATATTGGGGTTCAAATAAATTACTTAAAGAAGTAATGGAATTAGAACCAATAGAAAATTTTGAACGTCACATAGTTAAAACAGCCCCAGATAAAAAACTGTTAACATATTATGAAACACAAATGCAATTTGTACATCAAGTATTAGAAAAACCTGATGAATATTTCAATGATAATATATTAGGTAAGTTTTTTACAAAAGATTTTGAATTATAAAATACATTTCGTATATTATATCACATGGTAAATGAACTACTAGTTAATCTAGTTAATACAGTCTTGGGGACAGGAAAAAGGACAGCACGGGGTAATCAAGCATACCATTGTCCTTTCTGTAATCATCACAAGCCCAAATTAGAGGTTAATTTTACAGAAAATAAGAAAGGCTACAACCCATTCCAATGTTGGGTCTGTGGTAAAAAAGGTAAAACAATAAGAAGTTTATTTAAAGCACTTAAGGTATCACCTGATAAATTTATAGAATTAGGTAAACTAGTTAAAACAGGTAGCCATGTAGAAGATGTTATAGTAGAAAATATAGTAGAACTACCTAAAGAATTTATCCCATTTTTTCCAGATGATAAAACTATAAAATGGAAACAAGCATATTACTATTTAAAAAGTAGAGGTGTTACAGATGATGATATAATAAAATATAACATTGGATATTGTGATTTTGGAAGATACCAAAATATGGTTATTATACCTTCATATGATAAAGATGGCATACTAAATTATTTTACAGGTAGATCATTTGAACAAGATCCATTTATTAAATACAGAAACCCAGAATGTTCAAGGGACATAATACCATTTGAATTATTTATAAACTGGGATTCACCACTAGTGCTATGTGAAGGTCCATTTGATGCCATGGCTATAAAACGAAATGCTATACCATTACTAGGTAAAAATATACAATCAAATTTACTTAAACGTATAGTACAATCAACAGTTAAAAAGATTTACATAGCATTAGACACTGACGCAATAAAACAAGCACTCAAACATTGTGAGTACTTACTAAACCAAGGTAAAGAAGTTTATCTTGTAGAATTAGATGGAAAGGATCCAAGTGATTTAGGTTTTTCCTATTTTACCAAGCTAATTCAAAACACAGAACCCATTAGTCAATATGATTTAATGGAGAAAAAGATATCTCTCATATGAAGAAGAGGAATGTAAAGAAAAAGTATAACAGGATACTAGAAATATCCGAAGATGCAAAACAAATAACCCTACCAGATTCAAGATATTATAGACGTAATGGTAAATATTATCCATCTATAACATATGTTTTATCACATTACCCAAAAGGTAAACATTTTCAAGACTGGTTAAAAAAAGTAGGATACAGTGCAGATTGGATAGTTAAAAAGGCATCCGAAGAAGGTACTTTAGTACATGAAATGTGTGAAGACTATTTAAATGGTAAAGAATTAAATTTTTTATCTGAAGCGGGCAATCCAATGTATGATCCAACAATATGGCAAATGTTTCTAAAATTTGTAGATTTTTGGGAGACATATAAACCAACACTACTAGAAGCCGAAGTACACCTATTTTCGGATAAACTTAAAGTAGCAGGTACATGCGATTTAGTATGTGAAATAGACGATGAACTATGGATTATAGATTTTAAAACATCAAACCATTTACAAACGACTTACGATTTGCAGACCGCTGTTTACGCCAAATGTTATGAAGAGTGTTTTGGTAAGAAAATAGACAGACTAGGAGTTCTATGGTTAAAATCATCCAAACGTGGACCTAAAGAAGGTAAGATTCAAGGTAAAGGTTGGGAAATGTACGAATCAAAACGTACACAAGAAGAAAACGTAGACATATTTTTAACAGTTAAGAAATTATTTGACCTAGAAAACCCAAAACACTCACCAATATTCACAGAATTTAGAACGCACGTGAAGAAAAAAGACTGATATTTATATCATATGATATCACTGATGCAATTACTAAAAGAAGTTCAAGGCCGTCCTGTAGCAATACTTTTAGCAGGTGCTCCTGGAGCAGGTAAAGGTTCTGTACTAGCAGATTTAGATTTATCTGGTCTAAAAACACTAAACCTAGATGATACAATAGCAGCTTTATCTAAAACAGATGGATTTACACTAAATCAAAAAGCAGCAGATGCTGAAGATAGAAGTAAATTTATGAAGGCAATGGCTCAAGCTACTAAAAAACTTAAAGGTGAACAAATACCTCAAACCATAGCTAATAAAGAATCTTTTATATTAGATGGTACATCAGCGTCTAAAAACCAAACTATTAAATTAGTTAATGAGTTAAAAGAAGCAGGGTATGAAGTAATGATGCTATATGTTTATACTGATTTAGAAACATCTCTAAAACGTAATCAAGAACGATTTGAAAAATCAGGTGGAGAAGATAGAAGTTTACTACCAGGTTCAGTACTTAGTGCATGGAAAGGGGTAACACAGAATTTTGAAGATTATCAAAATTTATTTGGGGATAATTTTGTATCTGTAGCTAATACAGGTGATTCTGAAACAATGAAGGATATAGAAAATATATTAAAAACTTATGTTAATCCTTTTAAAGTTAAAGATGGTAGACAAAAAACAGAAAAAGAATTAGCTAGAAGTAATGCTCAAAAAGCAAAACTAAACCAAGATATACAAGATATTATACAATCAGACCAAATACAAAATATTATAAATTCTTCTGTATCAAAAGAAGAAGCACAAAATAAGATAAACGCATTTATAAAATGAATGAGTTAACTAAATTTTTAGTAGAAGGTATACTAAATGAAACAACGGAAAAGGTAGTTGCTTTATTTGGTGGTGGATTCAAACCACCTACAAAGGGCCATTTAGATGTAGTTAATCAAGGCATAAAACAAAACCCAGAAGTATCTGAAGTAAAAATACTAGTAGGTGGAGGGGAAAGAAATGGTTTTACACAAGACCAGGCAGTTAAGATTTGGAATTTATATAATGATATAGGTTTTATAGATAAACCTGCTACAATAATACCTGTTAGTTCACCCTTTACATATTATAAAAATTATCTTAAAGATAACTCAGATGATAAAGTATATGTTTTTATAGGATCAAGACCCGATGATGAAAAGGATCAAATGGATGTTAAACAAAGATCTGAATTTGTAAAAACATATAGTGATAATGTTATACCTGTAGAAGTAGCTACTACAGGAGGAGTATCAGGCACATTAGCTAGGAAATTATTTAAAACAGATATAGATGGTTTTAGAAATATGTTTCCTGAAAATTTACTTGATGAAGATTTTGATAAAATATTAGACATACTTAATAATAAATCAACGGATAATACGCGAAAATCAACTCCTAAAGCAACAGAACCGCTAACTCCATTAAACGAAGGAGACCCTAAAAAAGGTACAGGTAAAAAACCAAAGGGTAGTGGACGTAGATTATACACTGATGAAGATCCTAAAGATACAGTAGGTGTAAAATTTTCAACAAGACAAGATATAATAGATACTTTAAGTAAAAAATCATTTAAAGCTAAATCACATGCTAGACAATCTCAAATTATAAATCTAATACATCAAAGGGTAAGAGCAGCTTTAAGTAGAACTAAAGACCCTGCTAAAAAGAAAAAATTAAAATCTGGATTTGAATATATCAAAGGTAAAAAAGAAGCATCTAAGAAAAAAACACAAAGATTAAAAAAGCAAAAATTAAAAGAAAACCAAATGTCTATGGATGATTTTAATTTAGTTGCAGCTGTTCTTAGAGATAAAAATAAAGCTAAAAAAATACATAATTTATTACTTCAAATGTTCCCTAAACAAAAAGAATTATTAGATTATAACTATAAAAACGATTCGTATGCTGAATTTAAAAGAGTTATTTTTCATATAGATAAGTACAAAATAGAAGGCCCTAAATTAATACAACATACTAAATTAAAACTCGATCCTGAAATATATAAAGAGAGAGATAGAAAATATGAAGAATACGCTAAGGGCAAAATAAAAAAATATTTTAGAGATTCAGATTCGGATCCAAGAACGTTAGATTTATCTAAACTACCTCCTATAACAATAGATAGTAATGGTGAAGTTATGGATGGTAATCATAGAGCTTTTTTAGCTATTAAACAACAAAAACCTCTTAAAGCCTATCAAATAATAGATGCTAAAAATACCCATCCTAATGTAGAAAAAATACTAAACATAGTAGGAAGAAAAAAACAGGAAGAAAACATAGACCCTAAATCACAATCTAAACATAAAGGCAAAGCAGCTCCTTTTGGTTCAGCATACGAACCTGTAGACGAAGGAGACACATATGAAAAAATGGCTGCTAAGGGTAAAAAAGCAGGTAGTTTAAAACAAGGTACAGTTAGAAGAAGACTAAAAATACCTAAAGATAAAAAAATACCTTT